ACCATGAAGTACGGTCCTTGCCATACAGCCCGTTCCTGTGCCAGCCACTACGAGGTGAGTTAGGCATTTCGATTCCTTTCCAGAACCGCTACCGGCCGAAGGCCAGTAACGAATTGCCTATTTGGTGCGCCTGCGTCTCCGCTTCGGGAGGCTTGCAATGCCCACAGCCCTGTTCTGTGCAATCAGCCCATCGGCCGTGGTGGGGTCCACCACATATTCTTGACCAGAGAGCAGGCGGCCATAGGTTTCTACCATTTTGATTCGCTTGCCTTCTGGCATAGGCGAACTCCTTTTGTTGAGGGGCTGCCCCCGGCGAATCATTTTATCCACTGGGGGATTGTCAAAGGTTTTGACTCGCACGGGGGCCGCTCCTGTCTATACTTAGGTAGCCGTGGTATCAGTGGCGGTAGTAATACCAGCCCGCTTGAAACGACGGTTTTCCAAGATGAATACACAAACGCACGTCTGAGCGCCGGTCTGGTTCAGGTCGGCCGTGATGTAGCGATCACCGTCGGTGATGCCACTGGCAGTCCATTCAACCATCGCGGTCTCAAGCGCCGCGTCAATGTTGGCTGGCGTGGTAATGGTCGTGCCCGTAACGGCATGATCCGTACCCGCGCCAACCTGGCTCGTGTTGGAAACGATCCGAATAGTCGAAGCGGCATTGGCTCCATCAATCGTCATATAGAGCATCAGGCCCTTCTCGTACTCCTGGAAATCAATCCAGCCGACCCAGTTGTGATTGTCCGTCGCCGCCTGCGCGTCGGCAGGAAGCTGCACTCCAGCGCTTGCATCATCCTCGTAATACACAAGGATGTTGAAGTTCTCGGAGATTTTGTTAACTGTACTCATAGCTCAAATCTCCTTATACTCTTGCCGCAAGGGTGACAAACGGACTTGACGTATTGCCGTTCGCCGGAGTGAGTGCGACCCGCCACAACGGCTGGCCGTCATACCGCATTACGAAACGGAACGCCACGAGGTCATAGTCAAAGTAAATATGCGTACTTGACGCGACCTTCGGGGCGCCGCCGGCAGACTTGCCGCCAATGGCATACTGGGTGAAATCGGCAAGGAAGATGTCACCAAGCGTACCAAGGGCAGAGCAATGCTCGGTCGGGATGAGCGGACGCCCCATCAGTGCGGCATAGGGAGACGTGCTCAGGCCGCCAGCCGGGGTGAAGACAACGCTTCCGCCCGTACCGACCGCCAACCCCATGCCGTAAAGCTGGGGCAGAACCGAACTGTTGCAAAGCCAAACGGCGTTCTTGTGGCACATGGGGTGCATACGCGACCACATGTTGATGATGTTTTCCGCCACGACCGTTCCGACCGGCTGGGCGGCCTCTGCGGCCTGCGGAATGAGACAGCCAGCGTTGAGAATGCCCAACGGCTGGTTAACACCAGTGCCACGAATGAAGTCACGGTCTTCCTGCCAAGCCATAGCCTGACCGAATAGATTCGTGATGATTGCCTCGATAGACTGAGGAGAGTCCTCGATCATCTCATCACTCACTGCGGTAAGACCGGTGAGCTTGTGAAGGGTCAGCCATACCTGCCGGAACGTCGCCTTGCTGGAAGTCTTCTGCTCGGCTTCGCCCGGACGATAAAGAGTGATTCCACCAAACAGGCTGGCAGAATGATCCTCATCCACCACGGCGTTGATGCCAAGCCGGTTGGTGCCCATCGGGACAAACATGGCGCGGGGACGAATAACGGCCGACTGCAACTGAACGTTGTGCAGGCGGGTGGCGTATTCCGGGGGAATCAAGTAGCCACCCTGGCTGTCATCGTACTCGACCGTGTTGGGGCCGCTGTGCAACGTCTTCGTTCTAGCTGAGGCGTCACAGTGCTTCGACCACTTGGCTAGGCGCTCAGACTGAACGCCGCGGGGACCGCACGCCTGAATAACGTCTTTCAGGAATAGGCCCATCCCGTTTTCGCCATAGCCGCCAGTGGGGTCTTTGATCTCCCCGTTGGCAATACCAGTCACGGAACCCATCTCGGCGTTCCGCGCCTGGAGAGCGGCGTTGTGCCGCTTTTGAAATTCAGATTCTTTGGCCTGTTCGGCCTCTTCCTCTGGAGATTTTGCTTCTGCAATGTCATCCGCAATGAGCTTCTTCGCAAGGCGTGAGTCAACTTCAACGAAATCGCCTTCCGGGAAGTTGTCCCCATTGTCGAATGTGTAATCTTGCAGGAGGTGAATAGTGCTTCTCACTGTTGCTCCTGTGCGTTAGGGGTTATGTAATCCGATTCGGCCCGTCCCCAACCGTCGCGTCTCTAGCCGCTGTGGTTATCGGCTTCCAAGCGCTTCGGCCTAACGGCTCGCCCGGTGTGTGCGTCAGATAATCTGACCGCGCATTCGCTCTGCGGCCAATGCCCGGATTTCTGTACTCGATGTGATGCGCTTTACAGATTGCGTGTCAGGCTTTTGCGGACGCGCCACCGCAATCACATCCCCGTACTTGCTCGTGACCGCTACGGGGGCCAACCTTCGTATCCGTCGCTCGATGGGTACCATCACTTCGGCGCCGTGGTCTGCGGCGTGTGCGGTAGCGCGGTCAATGCTCCACTGCGCCGACGGGTAGTACGCCTTGTATATGGCGTCCGTCCCGCGCGCGATGATGCCGTCTGCCATCTCCTGGTCGCAATGCTTGCCAAGCGTGATGTAGTATTGCACGGTCTTGCCGTTATCCGTCACCGTGCGCGCCTCGCCGCGGAACGATCCTGGCACAAACGCCTCGGCAGGTTCAAACACGGCTTCATGCGCGTCCGGCTCCCACCCGCTGTACTCGGACGGTACGGGGTCAGCCTCAGCCGCATCGCCAATGCCCATGCCGGAAAGCGACATGCCCTTCGGCAATGTGATCTTGCCAGACATGACGCTGCGCGCCAGGGCCATCGGATTCGACGGGACCGGGACCACAGACCATTCCAACAATTCCCAAGAATCGAAAACACGCTCCGCGTGGACCCAGTCGGGGAATGACTTTAGTTCGGCTTCCTTCGGCGCTCGACCGGAAAAGTCGTCGGGAATGAACCCAACGGATGCCGTCTGAATGAACCCCTCGGCGACCAACTCAAATACCTGCGCCGCAAAGTCCGTGGGGGCAAATTTTACCTTGCTGACCAGAACGCTTCTGCCATCTTCCTTGACCTTCCTGGTCCACAGCGCCTTGCCAATCGGTAGCCCGCTATAATCGTGGCCCCATAGCACAACGGGGTTGCGTTCGTAGTGGGCCAACTTGGCGCCGGACGGCAAGACAACTTCCTTGTCGCGGTCCACATGGTCCGAGTTGATGGTAAATACGGCGGTCTTCTCGGTGCGGTCAATAGAGTTGACCTTGTATTGGCACACCACCTTGCGCCTGTCGCGCTCGCGCACTTCGACGGCACCGGCAGCGTCGGCCTTGTTTTCTATCACACCAATGTCTTTGCCATCCGCCTCTGCCTCTGGCTCTGGCGCGTCGTCTTTCTTGTCCCATTGCGTCGCGCATACGGCTGAGCGCTGGTCTTGTTCGGGATATTCGCTATTCATGGTTTCATTGCCCATGCACCTTGACATAAACTCGTCTTGCGTTTCGCCGTCATTCGGCTTGGGAAGCGGCATAGTACGTCCTCCAGATGCGGCGGCCTATAGGCCGTCCATTAGTACGGGTACCAAGTCACACCCGCAGTTGGGGTGTAGCGGCGGATAGTCAATCGCTCCATAACTCGCGTTCATCGTCCGCCCGTCTCCGGTGGTAAAGTCTGACCCGGCATCAACAAAGGTCTGTCCAAAGGTGTGGTGTAGCCCCTTCTCGCCGTTCCGGGATTCCATCTCAAGACAAAACGGGCACGGGTTCGTCGTGGTGGTTTCCCAATAGAACCCCTGCACGACGCCGCTCTGCTTCCATACTTCAATCTGGCCGGCCTGGCGAGAGCGCGCGACTTCGGTGCGCCCAATACGCGCGGCGCGGTATCGCTCGGCAAACCCAAAGTAGTCCTGTATGGAGTCGGTAAGCTCGTGGGGTGCCCACCCCTCTTGCTCGGCCCGCGTAAATGTGTCTCGCAACCATCGCTGCGTTTCAGAGTTGGTCGAGGTGGAAAAGCGATAGGTATATGATCCGATGAAGTCGCCGATCTCCGGGCGCTGAATGTCGAACCCAATTTCCATGAGGCCAATGGAGTCCATGCCCACGGCGGCCCCGGCGTTCATGTTCGTCAGCATGTGGCCCGCCAACGCGGCGTTGAATTCGTCAACCCAGTATTCCGCGTCAAAGACGCTCTCGACGTTCTGCTTGATTCGTCCGCGCCCAATTTGCTTCGGGAACGCAGCGCGTGTTTTCTCAAGAACGACCCGGCCCTGGCGCGCGAATAGGCTGCGCATGGTCTCTTCGAGGGCCTGCTCGCTCTGCGGCTGCGTGGCGGGTGCAATCTTGCGCCGCGCGCCCTTTTCGTCGCCTGCGTCTTCTGTAACCTCTTCGTCGCTGTCCGGGGCCGCCGCGTCGTCTTCCTCGGATTCGCCGTCCGGCGTCTGCGGCATGGCGCTGGGCGGCCCCGTCTTCTCTATCAACTCGTCTTCCATGTCGGGATCGGCGCCCAACTCAAGTGCCACGCGCACCTCGTTCTTGTAGATGACATCATCAGATGTCAGCATGACGCGCGCGCGTTCAAGGTTGTGCGCCCGGTCTTCCGGTACGGGGTCATCAAACGCGGCAAAGAGCGTTTCCGCGCCCTCATATTTGGATATGATGTCGCGGTTGATCTGCTCTTCGATGATTTTCAGGCGCGGCTTGATGGCGTATCGCGCGTGGTGCTTCTCCGCGTCCTGGGCCTGCGCGAGCGCGGACCCTTCGGCAAGCAAGAGCGGTATGGGAATGTTGTAGACGCCCGCAATGTCTTCGCGCGTGAGCTTGCGCCCCGTCTGGAACATCATCTCGCGTTGAGAATATCCGATGCGCTCCACGCCTTTGATGCCGCTCACAAACGCCACCTTGCCAGAACTGTGCGGCGAGTTGTACTGCTGCTTCCACTTACGCTCATAGCGCCGCTTCTGGTCCTCGGTCAGTGGCAATTCGGTGTGAATGAGCGTGCCGGGGATGCCGTCGTTCTCTATGAGCGCAATCTCAAATTCGTTGTACCGCGTGTAGAGCCGCGCGGCCAACCCGACGGCCTCCAGTGGCGACATGCCATAGAGCATGTTCTTGGGGTCGGGGAACTTGCAGTGCATTATGTCGGCGGGGCTGATTTCGACAGGCTCGCCACGGTCCACGGTCTGAACGTACATGGCAATGGACCGGCCGTTTGCCGCCGCCTTGATCTGCATTGTTTCGGGCGGTAGGCACATAATCATTATCGGCCCGAAGTCGTCAGATTGAATGAGCGTGTAGTGGTCGCCCACCAGGTCCAGGTGCATGGACATGAGCCGCTGTTGCTGCGTGCCCGTCATGAAGGGGTTGCCCCGGTCCCACAAGTCGTAGAACGGGTGCTCTAGCACTTCGGTAAGGTTCGCGCTTGACCTGAAAAATTTGCAGAGGTGGCTGCGAGACTCCAATTCTTGCCTTTTTGTGTGCGTTATAGTTCGCGTCGGCGTCGGGCTGTTCCACTTGCCCCGGCGACCAGTTCGCGCAGTTCGCTTAGTTGTGTAAAGACGCAATGGAGTTGACGCAACCACCTCAGCATTCTTCGTGACACACGCAAATACCCATTCTCGATTGGCTTCTAAGAGCGCGCGAGGATTGTCCGGCACGGGCGCAACGCCAGAGACGTTTGGACCCTGCTCGCGCAAGACCTCGGCCCCAGCGGCATCCTTGCGAAAGAACGATTTTACGCCGTCCCAGATGGCCATTAGTTCGCACCCCGCGTTGTGCTTAGTTCCATTCCGCACTTTCTAATGCGCGACACATCGCCTCGATTCGGTGGTCCTGCCCGAATATGTGCGCTAAGTCCCCGCCACACCAGACGCCCTGCTGTGTTTGAACGCTACCGATAAGGTCATACACTACGCCTACAGCCACGGCACGCCTGACGCGCGGCGTCGGTGCCACGCCACAGAATTGTAGCCGCTGTGCGCAAGCCGGCATGTCGGCCCGCAAGCGCGCCTCGGCCACATCTATGCGCCCAAGTGTACGCGCACGTAAGTACAAAATCTGCTCCGGGGTCCGTGTCAATACCCGCTCAAGGTCATCGTCTATGATCGCGGCAGACATCAAGCTCTCCTCCTAAAATGTCCATTGCGAGTCGTCCTCTACGGCT